TTATCTTAGCTCTTGTTACTGCTAATTCCGCTCTATTATAAGGATCAATTAAGTTGTCTTTAAAAAACTGAAACTGCGCGTCACCTACTTTACCTTTGCCTAAAAACTTATATATTAAACCTACAAAGTCTTCTGCTGATGGTGTTACAAAGAAACTAAACCTACCTTTTTTAGCACCAACTGTTTGTGCTCTTGCTTTAGAAAATTCAGCTTCAGATTTTATACCTGTGCTATCTTCAAGAATATTGTTTATTACTTTATCAAAAGTTAAAGCTTTACTAGCCTTAGCTAATTGAACATCTGACTTTACGTCAACTTGATCTAGTATTTCTTTTACAGCTTTAACATTTTTAATAGCATCATCAGCAAAATAAAAATCATTATAACCTTTAGCTGTTTTTTCAACAACCCAAGCAGCTTTAGCTTGTGGTGATCCATTTTCTAAACCTGTTATGTTTGCTAATGGTATGCTTAAACCAATACCATCTAAAAACTTTTTAATTCCGTCAGCAGCTATTTGAGGTCTAGCTGTTAGCACAAATATATCTTTGCTACCAAATTTTTCTTGACGTTTTAAAGCAAGATCAGCTAGTGGTCCTTTTTGAGTACCTTTACTTACGTTTTCAAATTCACTAAAATCAAACCGTGCTCCATCTTCTTCTAATTGAACAGCTGTTTTAGCAAATTCAGATGCGCTAATAGAAACTGTAGTTCCATCTGCTTTGTTAACTATAACTTTTTCTTTTGTTTTAGCTAATGTGTCATCAAAATCAAATACACTAATACCTTTTTTAGGAGTGTTTAAAGCTCTAGATAGTTTGCTTGTTCTATCGTAATCACTTAAAACTTTTATCTTTTGATCAGCTGTACTATTTTCATTTAATTTAGGACCAAATTCTTTAACAAGACTTTTGCCTTGTTTAGCTTTTATTTTATTAACAGGTAAAGCTGCAGTTAAATTAGCAACAGCTGTAGCTTGATCAATAGTTCCATTTAAAACTAAATAAGTTAATTCGTTTTGATAAAATAAAATATCAGGATTTTGCTGTGACGGTGTTAATTCCATTGTATACTGAGACGCAACAGTAGAACCTTTAACTAACATTTCATTGCTGTTAAAACCTGGGGTTCCATCAAGCATGTTTTGGTTTACAAAAGGATTAAAATATCTTAAGAGCGGTGATGGTATTAATGAAATATCACCAGTTTTAAAATACTCTTTTAATTTATCGTTAAACTCTTTTGTTTGAGTAGTTTTATAATTATAACCAGGACCAATCATTTTATTGTCTTGGATCTTTGTTATACCTATTTGATAATAAGTATCTCTAATAACAGGCATTAATACATCTACAGCGTCAAAAAGCATAGAGTCATACATTAAAGGAGCCATTTCATTAGAAGGAAAAACATGTTCTTTGACTGTTCCGTCTTTGCTAATTACATAAGCTTTAGTAACACCAACATCTACAGACATGTTTCTAATAACGTGAGAGCTAGACTGTGATTGAGTAGACGCTAAAGCAAATATTGGTAGGTATAATGATTTATCTGCTTTTATTGCATTTGCTCCACCATCTAATATAGATTTTATTCCATCGTCAACAAGCTTTAATTTGTTTTTAAATTTTTCAGATGTGTAAAAGCCTTCTTTTTTAACTGGTGTTTTAGCTGCTTTAGCTGCTTTAACAGCTTTAACATCATAATCTAATTTATTACCTTCAGCTAACCATTTCTTTTTGTTAGCTTTCATTTTAGTTTCTACAACAGCAAACTCTTCTTTAGTTAAGAAAAAACCTCTATCTTGATCAGTACTATAATCTACAACAGTTGAAGCGCTAATAGATTCTATAGGCATATATTTCCATAATTCTGTTTCTATAGAATTTTGTATATATTTTCTATGAATAGGATTTTTTGCATTTAAGTTATCTATGTTTATAGTTTCTCCTTCAAATTCTATAACTACATTATTTGATTTAGCAAAAGTTTTAGCTGAATCTCTCATTTGCACTATACCGTCTTGACCAGTTACTTGAAACTTAGGTATAGCTCTACTAAACTTAGCGCCTGACTGTAATCTTTTTGCCTGTGAAGGTTGTGCTGTTTCTATTATACGGTTTCTAATAGCTAAGTTTAATAAACCTCTAATAGTTTGACCTACACGGTCTCTATATATAGGTTTAGTGGGCTTTTCCCTAATAAGATCCATGTAGTCTTTTAAACTACCTGTTAATTCACCATCGCTATATAAAGCGTCTTTAACATTTTTAGGTACAAATGTACCTTTACCAAAGTCATCTTTTAGTTTAGGCAAACGAGCATAGTCATCTTTAGCGTTTTTAAGTAAAAGTTGCTTTGCTTTAGTTAAGCCTTCTGCGTCTTTTTTAGTGTAATTTTTTGTTTTATCAGTTATAGTTTGAGGATTTATTCCAAGCTTCTCTGCGTATATAACAGCCACATCATTAGGAACGTCTCTAGTTTCTGAAAATTTAACATCTGGCCCTTTAAAGTTTTTGTTTATAGCTTCATCAACTTTAGCTTCGGTAGCTTTGTCAAAAACTGTAGTTTCACTAGGTTTTTTAGCTAATTTAGTATCATCTTTTTTAAACGTAGTAGATTCATCAGCTATTTGTAATGTTCCACCGTCGATACTTTTTTGTTGTTTAGCTTTTTCACCTTCTTTGAATAAAGCTTTTTTAGCATCTAGTTTAGCAAATCTAGTGTTAGCAAATATAGCTTCACCAAAACCTTCAATACCTACAGGTTTTCCATCTGCTCTTTTAGCTTCAGGATTAAAATTAAGTATTCTATCAGTTAAACTTTCTATGGCTTTATCTGATTCAGCTTTAGTTGTAGATCTACTTTTTACGTAATTATTTATAACACCACCATCTTTTAACAACGCGTCAAACAAAGGTTTACTTTGTCTTTGATTAGCTAAAAAAGCATCATACTCTGTTTTAGTTTTAATATCTTGAGGCACAAGTTTGTTTATTTCTTCTAATACAGTTGCTCTTGCTCTAGACTCTTTAGCGATAGCACCGTCTTCCTTCATTGATTGTTCTGTTCCTAGTAATTTTTTTTGTGCTCTATTTAATTTACCTTTTTCTATACTATTGTTGTAGTCTTTTAAAAAGTTAACAACATCTTGACCAGTTTTAAATTCAACATTTTTTAAACCTACAGCTTGCATTATTCTTCTTACAACATTTCCAAGTTTAGTTAAAGCACCTTCGTTAAGTTCTACATCTCCATTTGCTAAAGCATCAGCAAACAAAACCATAGCCTCTTCGTTAGTAACAGCGCTTGGATCGTTTTTGTAAAGAGCTAATGTTTGCCCGTATTTAGAGCTAGGATCAATATTTTCAATATTTATTTTTGATAAATAATTATCCATGTTAGTTCTCATTTCTTGAGCAATCTCTGGGTTATTAGCTAAAGTTTTTCTTAGCATACTATGTAGAAATTCATGAGCACCTACGTTAACGTTACCTATAAGACCTGCTTTTCCAGAAGCAACTTCATTATTTATAAGTAAAACTTCTTTTCCTGTAGCTTCATTTATCATTTGTACTCCATGAGCTTTGCTAGCCGCAGCTCTTGTATACCCTTGTTTTTCTAGATTATCAGCTTCTTCTTGAGTTTCTTTAGCTGTAGAAAAATCTTTAAACTCAATCATAGGATTACCTTCAGAGTCTTTAGGTCCTGAGTCTTGAATTATTTTTCTTACATTGCCTGATGTTGAATATAGTTTTTGTTCTGCAACTACATTTTGTAATTCTTGTTGAACAGTTTTTAGCTCAGCTTGTTCAGCTTGAGTTAAATCACTATCATCAGTGTTTTTTATTTTGCGCATTAATTCATTACGCTTAACCATTAAATCAAGCTGTCTAGTTCTAATGTCTTGACTAGCGTTAGGATCTATTTTTAAACTAGAATTTCTTGTGTCAGCTAAGTTTGCAGACTCTTCTTGGTAATCTTGTTTGCTTAATTCGTTATTTTTTAGTTTATTATCTAAATTTGACTGAGCATCGTTAAAATACTTTTCTGTTTCTATAGAAAATTTACCGTATTCAGAATTAGGAGCAAATTTAATTGCTACATCTCTTGATATGTTTCTTATTTCTACAGCAGATTGTGTAGCTACACTGCTAGCAAAAGGTATCATAATTCCAACAACACCACCAGCTTTACCAGCTTCTAAAGAAGCACCCCAATCTATATATTCAGTAGCACCACCTCCAGATTGTAGCCCAGTACTTAGTTGGCCTAAAACTTCTTGAGCAAATTCTGTAGCAAATTCTGTTCCTCCAGCTTCAACTTTACGTAAAGCGCCTTTTAATAAAGCTTCTCCGCTTTCTTTCCAAGATCCTTTATAAAAAGAAACTAAACCACCAGCACCTAAACCTAAAGCTTCTTCTGTTTTCTTTAATATTTTATTTGCACCAAATTGCTCAGCTGCAGTCATAACAGCTGCAAACGCAGCTGACGTAGCCATGTTAGCATGTTTACCTTCGTTTAACGCGTTTATTTCAAACTCTCTTTTTTCTTCAGCTGACATAGAATCCAAATCAATACCCATAGCTTGAGCATCTTTTTTTATACCTTCTTGGTACGCAGACCAATAATTGTCACCATACATTTGAGTAAACATTGCGGCAGTACCTAATCCAGCAGCAATAGGATTTCCAGTTAAAGCTCCTGCAGTAGCTAAACCAATTTGAGGTAAAGCTTCGCCTGTTGTAAATATAGCCTCTTGGAAAGTAATACCATCAGATAAGTCAGACGCATTAAATAAACCTGTATAAGCTTCTGTATCTTTAATGCTATTAAATAATTTTTCAACATCTTCTTTATCAGACATTAATTCTTCCATTAAAGAAGGAAGACCTTCAAGACCAGATTGAGAACCTTCTTTAAAATTTTTTAATCTTTCTCCTTCTTCTTTTGTTATTTCGCCGTCTTCAATTTTTTTATCTATAATATCAATCTGCCTTTGCGTTTGTCTTACTCCTTTAGCTTCTACACTAGCTAATGCTTTTTTAGCGGATCCAACAAGATTAAAGCTACCTTTACCAACGCTTTCAATTAAATTAGCAAGAGTGTTGTTAAATGGCAACCCATCTGAACCGTCAATACCTGTGTTACCTCCTCTTAAAAAATCTGTAAAACTTAAAAAATTATCTTGAGATCTACGGTAAGCAATACTTGTATCAGACATGGCTCTATCCATAACTGTACCTAACTGAGTCATTCTAGTTTTGTACTCTTTTGAGTTTTCAAACTCATCTAAAGTTATTTTTTTAGCGTAAGCCTGAAGCTTAGCGTTAGCGTCTGCTACTCCTTCTGGTGTTGTAAGATCTGCTGTTTTTTGTATTTCGTTTTGATAAGCTTCTATTTTTGATTGAGCTCCTTGTTGTATAGCTTTCCATGTGCTACTAAGTATAGGGTCATTTTTAACAAAATCACCATAAGCTTGTTTCATTATTTTATCTAAATCTTCTTCGTTTTCTATAGAAGAAAAATCTTTAGGTAGATAGTCAGAAGCTACTGCTAATGCTTCTGGACTTACTTCTTGTGAGGTTCTATATTTAATTCTATTTCCACCAATTAACCCACCAAGATATTCATCGGTTATTTTATCAGCTTGAGTATCTTTTATTTTATTGTAAGGCGCTATTAACTTACCTCTTTGTTCTATTAGACTTGTAATTTTTTCTGAAGCATCTAAGTACTTTGACTTCATGTTACCGTAAGGCATTCCTGATTTAGGATTTGTATAACCGTTTCGTTTAACATTTAAAGTTGCTAGCTCATCATCAATGTCCATAAACTTTTTATAGTCATTATATTTTTTTTCATCAAAACTACCATCTTCTAATGTAAATCTTTTTTTAACATCAGATTCTTCCATTGTAGACCATGTCACCGCGTTGGTTCTCCATTCGTTTTCTTGATCCACTATAACGTCTTCTATCTCAACATCTTCTACTAAAGCAGGAGGTTTTATTTTTTTCAACTCTTCTCTTTTTTGCTCTGGAGTTAAATTATTGTTTTTTGATAATTCTTCTATTTTTTTTAAATAGTCATCATTACCTTGATTGTATCTAAATTTTTTTAATTCTTTATCTTCGTTTTCTCTTTTTACTCTATCTTTTTCGGTCTCTCCAAAAAACGTCGCGTTTTGCCACCAAGACAATTCACTCACATCTTCTTCTTGCTGTTTATTTTCTTTTAACCATTTTTCTTTATCTTCTCCAGAAACATCTTGATCACCGTCTTCGTTGTATTTAGAATATAAAGAATTAATTCTATTTTCTTTTTCTTTAGCTTCTACAGCAGCAGCGGTTGCTTTCTCCTCGTCTGATAATGATTTGCCATCCGAAGATTCGGATGCTTCGTTGGTTGTCGATGTTACAGTTGCATCCTGAGCCGCAACATCGTCTGTCTTTACTTCTTCTTCTTCTTCTTCTTCAATTCCAAACTGTGAAGCTAGTCTTACTATTTCTCTACCAGTTATATTTTGAGATACTAAATCTTTTATATATTCTTCTCTAGTCATTTGATTTAATTTATTTAGTGCTACTCATTAGTTTTTCAGCTTTAGCTTGTCTAGCTTGCTCTAGATCAAATACAGAAGCGTCTTTTTGTACGCTAGGTATTTTGTTTGTTAAAAACTGAACTAAGTAATTTTTGTAAAAATATTCTTTGTACTTTTCTAAAAATAAAACTTTTTTATCTTGAAGCAATGGTAGGTCTAATTCATATGACCATGAGTCACCAGCTGCATTAGCGTTTTGAACCATTTGATCGTCTTCTTCTTGGCTAGTTCCTTTAGATAAATAAACGTTCCAAGCAGCAATAGCTTCTTGCTCCGCGCTTAATATACCTGCTACTTGAGCATTGATAAAAGGAGTTACTTTTTTCTCTATTTTATCCATGTCATATCTTATTATATTTCTACCTTTACCGTTACCTAAATCAATTATTTCATAATCAGGTTCGCCGTTAAATTTTAATATAAAAGTATCTAATATTTTAGCATCAGCACCTAGTTTTTTATCTTCACCTACTGATTTAGGATCAAATAATTGTGACTCTACTAATAATTCTGTCATGCTTATGTTTATGTCTGGAGTTTCAACAACCATAGATGTGTCAGATTCTAACAAGCTTTTAAGAGCCGCGCTGTTTATTACTAGAGGTTTATCAAATATAGGTCCTGTAAAAGTTAACTCTTGAGTTCCGTTTGATAGCAACCGTAGTACTACATCATAACCATCTGTTTTAGAAAATCCAGGTTTCTCAGAAATAATACAATTAGCAACCATAAATCCAAAATAGTTGTTAGGATCGTAGTTAGAAGTTTCTACTACACCTAACTCACTCATAACGTTTTCTAAAAACTCTAATGATAATTTCGGCGCTGCTTCAAGTTGCATTAACATATTATTTTCTTCAATACAACTACCACATTTACCTTGGTCTATAGCTGTTTTTATTTTAGCATATTGTTTACCAGTATCTTGGTAAGCTTTATCTAGTACTCTAAATTCAGTATCTACAGGAGAAGCTATATAACCTGGAACATACGCCATGTTATCACTTTGCAGTAATTGTTTTATTAAAAGGTTTGTTGTTATATTTCTATTTTCCATGTTTTAATTGCCTTTGCTATTGTAAAAAGAGCTTGCTGCTCCAGCCACGCCAGATATTGCTCCTGTTAACGCTGAGGTTTGATCAGCTGAAGCTTGAGCTTTTATACCTTGTTGAGTGTTTATTTGATTTTGTAGTCTATTTAATTGCTGCATTTCTCTTTGCTCGGTTTCGCTGTAAACAAACTTTTTACCCATAGCATCAACGTCTTGCATTCTTTCTGCTTCTGCTATTTGCGCTTGCTGTAATTTTTCTTCACCAGCTGCTCTTTTATCTTCGTTAGATTTTTCTTGAGCTTCTATATCAGCAGCTACGTTTTTCTTAGACTGTAAAGCAGCTTGAGCCAAAGCAGTTGCGCTACCCGCACCACCGCCAGTTTGTCTTAACGTGTCTAGTGTGTTTGCCAAAGCTTGATCAGTCTGCTCTATTTGCATTTCAGTAGCTTGCGTAGCAACAGATAAGTTAGCCATAGGATTACTCATCATACCGCTTAAGCTAGTAATATCTTCGTAAGGATTTATTATTTCCTGTCTGTTGGCTTCTAAGCTTGCCATTTTAGCATTCATCTTTTTAAGATTTCTTGCGGCTTTTCTTTTAGCTCTTCTGGCTTTACCACCACCGATAATACCACCGATAATACTAACACCAGCACTTATAGCACTACCAATTAATACACTCATTTTTATTTATTTATTGTTAAATTTTTAATACCCATTGTTAGCCACGTAATCTGTGCTAACAGCAAATAATTCTTTTTCTCCTCCTAAGTTAGTAACAGCATCTGTTGATATTGTTACTGTAGCGTAAAATCCTTTAATACCAGACATAGCATTGTAACTAACACCACCTGCGTTTATTTGAATATTACCAACTTCTCCGTTTGTAGCAGGACTATTATTTATTAAGTTAGCTACATATAAATTTTCTTTTCTATTAAACCCAGCGTAATACTGTATACCACCTTGAACATAAGCTCCTTGTGTATAACTATAAACTTGAGCTGTAGTATCTTCACTGTTAACCCAGTTGTTATTTGAAAAGTTTAAGTTTCTACCAACTGTATCTGATACAAAACTATTAACTTGCCAACCATTACTTCCTTCATAAGAAACTGTTTTAAAGTTTTTAGAGGCTGCAACACTAGGGTTAAAGACAAAAGTAATTGACGTTGGTGTTTGTGTCTGTCCATAAAAAACATTTCTTGTGCCACTTTGTGAATAATGTTGATAAAGTTTACCTGAATTAAGACTATAAAATTTACTACCTAAGCTAAATATTTGATCTGGTTTATAACTGAAAAAACTAGTCCAACCTTTCACGGTTTCATCAAAAGCTAAAGTATCATAACCAGAGTCAATAGTATTATTGTTAGGTTCTTGAGTTGATACAACGTACTGTTTATTATAAATGTCATAACCACCTAATATTTTACCTTCAACACCTGCCACTGTTAAGCTACCTAAATTATCTCTAAAATAATCAACCATGTTAAACTTAGATATTTCATCAAGACCAGATTTAGATAACCTCATTATTACATTATTATTTCTGTCAGAAAAATATTTATTATAACCATATACTGCAAAACTAGTAGGGTCTGTACTTATACCAAACCTACCTAAATAAGGTTGTATTGCTCCAATAACTAGATTAGCACTTGTAACAGTTCCTCCGCCTTCTGCAGAATATATAGCATCTTTATCTATTAAAGCTCTACTAACCTTTAATTCTTGGAATATTGTTAAATTAGTATCTTCTGCGTATAGTTTTTGTATTGAACCGTTTGCTGGATCTACAGATTTTACTATGTCGTCAGCCACAGAAAATACATTAGTATTATTAATACCAGTTCTAGAATTAAATATACCAGAGTATATTAACGAGTTACCACGTCTAGTTCCGTTAGGTTCTTCTTCTACTAAATAAGCTTTTGCTCCAAAAGATACTGTTGTGTTATTATAACCACCGTTTATTCTTGATTCTTCTATTACCCAATTATTAGGAACAGTAGAACTACTTGAATCATAGCCTCCTTTAGCAGCAGGTATACCCATTGAACCATTCCACACAGGTATGTTGCCATAACCAGGTGATGGCGTAGTTTGCGCTTTATTTACTTTCTTAAGAAGGAATGTGTTGAAGTATTTTACTTCTATTATCGCAGCCATATATATTATTATTACTTATTTTTTTTAAACATTACAAGTGTTCGCTGGATCATTTGCGTCTAAAGCTAATTTAACAAAAGAGTTTGGTAAATTGTTTTGAGTGTATGTTGTATCTCTAGCACAAACAACTGCGTAACCAGGAAACGTATTAGCTGGTGGATCTACAAAACTAACCACACCTTCGTCAACACCTTCGCATGTAGTAAACAACCCTGAAATAACACTGCCAGTTCCTCCATAAGTAAACTTATAAGAATAACAAGGAGTTCTATTTATAACTAAATTAAAAGTACGAGATTGAGATAAACCTCCAGCATCTGTAGCAGTAGCAACACAAACATATGTTCCGTCTACCATAGAATTAGGTGGATTACTACCGTTAAAAAATACACGACCATTCCAAAAAGCATTTACTCTTGATTGATTTATTAAAACATTGCCAGTTCCTGATGGACCATAGTTAACACCGTCTTTTGTTACTGTTAAAGACCATGATATATCTTTCCAAGCTATATCTGGATTTGGGACTGCTGGACCAGCAAAAGCTCCATTTTGCGCTTGAACATTTATTATAGTTCCATTTCCTTCACCGTCTGTTCCAGGTACGTATGTTACGTCTGCAGGTTGTGCAAATGTTGGCGCAACGTTTATTAACGAAACTGGTTGTTGAGTTATAAAAGATTGTATTACAGGTTCTGTTCCAGGATTTGAAGAATAATTTACTTCAAAAGTAAAAGAATAAGTTTGTTTTGTTGCGTTTTGATTGCTAAAATATAAATAATCTTCTAGCTCAATATTATAATTATTACCGTTTCTTGCTAAACTAAAAGTACTAGTAACATCACTTCCGCTATAATCTAAAACACTATGTAATTGCAATTGAGGCGGTGTTGTAGCGGCGTAAACAATATCATTACCAAATTGATCTAATATTGTAAATGAAGCACTTAGAATTTCTGAGTTTAAAGCTAATGATTCTTCAAATGCACTTGCGCTAAATCCACTTAAAGCAACACCATCAGTTGTTCCGCCTAAAACAGCCTGATTTAATTCAGTTATCAAACCTTCAGATGTAGTTTCCCAAAATATATCTAAATTAGAATTAACACCGTCAGTTTCCATAACAGCTAATTGAGGCATGGTTAAATAAACGTCTTGAGTTGGCGAAAAAGTATATATAGTAGTTCCATCTGCTGCAACATCCAATGGACTGTTACTTAACTCTATAGTAGCTGTGGTAGTCGCTCCGTTTACAAACCTAGTTATTGTTGTTCCTTCCGCAAGACCAGGCCCAGATATAACAGTGCCGACGTTTATAGTACCAGAAGCAGAAGCCGAGCTAGGGTTTAAATTGCTTATTGATATTTCATTAGTAGCTCCTACGACAGAGCCAGAGTCTATAGTTGCTGTTGTTATAACTGCTGGTATTCCTATTTTTTTAGATGGTGTATTTATTCTAGCAATTAAAGGATTAGAAACGACGTTGTAAAACTCTGCGCTACCAACATAGTTTGCTGTAGGTATGCCATCAAATAAATCTTTATCAGTACCAATAACACTTACAATAGGTGATGTTGGGCCTGGGTAATATTGTATATTGTTTAAGTTGGTTACTATACTAGCTAAGTTTTCAACTCTACCATGTAAGTTAATACTACTTCTAAATTGTTTTTGTTCTGGTCCAACCTCTGTTAAATCTCTAGGTACTTTGTTTATATTGTCACTTATTAATACCGCGTGTGAAGTTTTTCCTAATTCTTTTAAAGGATCGTTAGGATATGCAGCCATTATACCTGGTAAATAAACATTATAATATTCTTGCTCTGTTTGTTTTACAACAATTTTATAAGAGTACCAACCTAATGGATTATAATCAGCACTTGTTGTGTCTCCATTGTATATACCTGTAGAGCCTCCTGGTATTGGATTATTAAATAAAACCTTTAATGAATTACCTGGAAAAGTATCTGCGGTTATATTATTGTTTATATAATCTGAAAAAACTGTTGATCCTAAATATTGTTCATTATTAAACTCTACAGAGTTATCGCCTTGAGATAATATAACAGTAGATGATCTACCAAATTTATCTGACAATACAACTCCAACTTGGTAATTTCTATTTTGTTTAAGTGAAGAGTTAGGGTATTCTATTTTACTTGTAGTATAGGTTACGTTGTTAGGAGATGTAAATGTTAAAACAGAATTTACTGGTAAAATTTCAGTTGTAGCTAAAGTTAGTTTTACAGCAGTTGAAGTAAAGTTACCAATAATAGTACCATTTGGTATTGCTCCAGGAACATCAGAAGTTACAACAAAACCATTTTGTATAACACCATCGACAGTATTTATATTTATATCAATGCTACCGCTAGCTGCTTGGGTACTAACAGTGGCGGTTCCTCCGCCTAAATTAAATGTAGATTTTTGACTAACAGCAACGTTGTAATCTATAGTAGATGGTGGCGTATGTTTATCTTCAAAGTTTCCATAAACAATTCTATTACTTATAACTTCTTGAGCCAACGCTCTCACTGGAACTTTATCATAAGTTCTAGTTGTTTCAGATGAAGGTAAAACTTTATAAGGTTTTCTAGACTGATATTCATATTCATAAACAGTGCCACCTGGAATTTGAGCTTGAACTCTAGATATTTCTATAGTTTCTATAACATTTATAATGTTTGAATCAGACTCTTTAAATAATATATCTATCTCTTCCACATGTAGTATGCTCTGCATTTGCTCAGACGTATATGGTAAAGGTATTCTAAGAATTATTTTATTAACCTTGTTTTCCATAAACTCTACAACTGTACTTCTATAAGCATCTTCTTCATCTTGAATGTCAAGCGGTGGAGATTCTTCTATTTCTGTTCCATTAGGTAAAGGGTTTTGCTTGGTCATAAAATAACCATCTTGCTTAGGTATAAAACACTCTTGGGTAAATGGTGACATTATAGAATACTCACCATTAATAAATTTAAATCTATACGCAAATCTTACAAACCTATCTCTTAAATAATCTTTATCACCATTATAATCAGGGTTATAATATGGATTAAAGCTAAATACAATTTCTTCGTCATCTTTATCAATTAATGTTCCAGTTATATTACCGCTAAGAGTAACTAGCCAGTATGTTGTTTGGTCTGAAGAAGAGTCAACAGTTAGTCCAGTATCTGTAATAACCCCAGTTGATTTGTTTCTACGACCAACTTTTACGCCAGCTGTTCCACCGCTGCTAGTAACTATGTCTCCTTGAAAACCTGATTTTAAAATTTGTAATTCATCTTGACCTGTAGCAGCATTTATATTTAAACTTCCAAGACCTCCATTAGGGTAATATAAACTAACAACGTCATACATTGTAGTTTCATATTCATTAGATATAGAAGATTCTTTATAAAGCTGTATTGATTGGTAAGGGTTATATTTTGCTACAGATATTTGTTCTTCTATAGTATAATATTGATCGTTTTCATCAACAAAATTAGACTCGGCTAAGGTTACGTTTATAACTCTAGGTTGATTTCTATTGTCTGTAAAGTATAATAAATCTTCTAATATATTTACCCCTGTTATAGGAAAAGCTGTTGAAAAGTTTAAAAACGCACCAGAAACAAGAACTGAAGACAATTCAGTAACAGTGTTGTAAACAACTATAGAATTTTTTTGAGCAGTATTATATGATAATGTAGGGTTATTGTTATCTGTTAAAAAAATAAAAACTCTATTATTTATTTCATCAGAACAATAACCTATAGATACTACGTTACCGCCACCAGTTAAAACTCTAAAGTCACTAATTAAAGAGTTACCTAAAACGTTTTCTAGCGCACCAACATTAGCACCTTCAGATCTACTCACTTGAGCGTTCATTGCGTTTCTATATTCGTTAGCTTGTAAAAGTCGATCGTCACGATCTTTGTTCATTTTACCAGTAACAAAACTATTAGTTGCTTTTGCCATTAAATTTTAGTGTTTAATCCATTTAGACTGACCTCTCATTACTTGAACTATTTCTTCAAGTTTTATGTTAGATAATCTTATCTTTGCGTTTCTTAATGCAGCTCTTTTATCTTTTTTAAATCTAGCAATCATACCCTCTGATACATTAGCTCTATTTGCTAATAAGTTATATGATATACTTAAATACATTGCTTCCTCGGCCATCTTAGGTACTCTAGTGTCTAGGTCATAAGCTAAACCATCTGATATATATTCTAATACTATTAACCTATCTGCTAAGTTACTAGAAAAAGTAAACTTACCATCTCTTTCATTTATACCAAACCAACCGTTTACATTAGAATATTGAGGGTCTAAACCGTATAGCCTTCCCCAGTTCCAAGGTCCTGAACCAAAGTCATTACCATAAACATCATAAGCTAAATTATCTATTTCTGATAATGCTTCATTGTTTAGTAATCTATTAGGATTTGTTTCTCTCCATCTTTCTACTGTTATTGATGTTCCTTCTAAGTCTTCACCAAAGTTATCTTGAGTAGGTATACCTCTTTCGTCTTGTAGTAATTTTTCATAAGGATTTATAGTTAGGTTATTGTTAGGATATATAGGTCTTTTAATACCGTGTGAATCTATCCATGACAACGCTACATAATTAACATAATCTTGAGGCATAACTAAAGACAAGCTTGCTGGTATTGTAAGCTCTTGCGATTTGATACTTTTTAAAGTATCATAACTAAATTCTTGTAAAGATCTTTTAGCGAAAAACAATACATCAGATTTTTTAGCTGTTTGTATTATTTTACCATCACCTACATAACCAACCATATAGTTATCTATAATGTCTTTTAATTTAACGTATTGATATGTGCCGTAATTTTCTTCAACAGCATCGCCTATTGCTTCTTCTGTTATACTACTAGCATACTGACCACCATCTAATGTTTTTAACTGAACAACTATAAATAAATTATTAGCAGGGTTTGCGCCAAAAGTAATAGAATTATTAACAACAGTATAAGCTAAAAAATACTCGCTCCAGCTACCAGGAAAACCTGTAGTACTGGTGTATATTTTAAAATTATTTAAAGCGTAGTCTGCAATTGCTGGATCATAGCTACCAAAAACTAAATCAGTATCAAAAGTTGTTGTAATAGTAAGAGCATTACCAGTACCTCTAAAGCCTTGCGCGCCTTGATAATATTGTTGATTAGTTTCTGTTATTAATGCCATTTTTTATTAAGATTTTATGTTTTGTTCTGTCTCTTGAGCTTCTGCAGCGGCTGACTGTATTATTGTTGGATCGTTTATTATTAATCCACAGTATTTTAATATACCTATTATTAAGTTTGTTTGCTCTGATATATCTAATTCAAAGTTTACTGATGTGTTAGAGTATATGTATTGACCTAGGTTACCAGTAGTAAACTTCCACTCTGGTGCTACTGGTGTAAACAAAGCGTTTACGCTTAAAACGTTTGGCTGAGGACTAACTTTTATAAGTACAGAATTATTTGGCCCTGTGCCTGTCGTGCATAAAGGATATTGCATAGTTGGAGCTGTCAACGTAGATCTTGTGATCTTAGAAAAGTCACTTTGACTAGCTAGCTCAGTAATAGAATCATACTGAGGATTTGTTGTATTGTATGTAGATATTATTTCGCCTAACTTAAATATAGTTCCAGCGCCTGTGTATTCCCAACCTAGGATACCAGCACCTGCGTTATAAGTAAATGTAGCTGTTCTTTCAAAAGGATATAGTTTATATGAAATGTCTTTAAACATATTAAAAAACTCTGTATCATTTTGTTGATTATTTTGATTAAACCTATTTAGTTGGTTTCCATCTGGAAAATATGATTCAAATATTTCGTCTTGAACTAAAGTAGCTAAGCTATTAAACTCTGCTGGAGTTACATAACCTCTTTGTTCTTTGTTTAATATGTACAAGACTGTTGTATATACTGTATTTATATTTACCATTTATATTTATTTTAATATACTAAAAAGGCGGCCGTAACCGCCTATATATAGTATCACTTGTTTTTATAGCTTTTTATCTATAGATTTGTAAATTTCAACACCTTCATCCGTTTTTAAGAATGCAGCAAAAGCTGAATAAGGGTTTTCATCAAACGGAACATTCATTAACTTTCTGTTGTTTGATCCCCAATGAAAAGTTCTTTGATCTTGAGATAAGTTTATTATTCCAGCTTCACGAGCTTTTATTGCAAAGTTTCTAAGCTGTACATTTTCGTCATTAGCTAAGCTAATAAACATAGCGGCGTTTTCTTTTGCAAACAATAATAAATCTCTTTTAATTTCTTTAGAACTCATACTATTTACTTCAGAACCTTTTTCTACTCTTAATATAGCTTCAGCATGATCAATATCTATAGAACGCGCAGCGTTCATGGCATCAATCTGTAAATCTAAATCCTCTAATTCATCTATAGCTTCTTCAACAGCACTATACTCTTCGTATATTTTGTTTTTTAACGGATGATATAATGAAAGTAGTTTTTGTAGGTTTTGCATATTCATAGGAACTCTTAAAAATCCATCTTTAAAAACAATATGCCCCATTGTACATTCACCTTTTTGTTCATCAACTAATGGCGAATCTTGATTAGTAGCATATCTTATTTCTCTTTGTTTACCTGACGTTTTGTCAAAATATAATAGAGCATGTTTTCTTGTATGCTTACCTGGTATTGTTAAAGTTAAAGGAGATTTGTTTCCTTTTAAATAGTAAATTCTATCTTTTATTTCCCAACTTGGTTTAGTTGGTGGTGCTACTTTTGTAGCTACCGGCTGAGGTGCAACCTCAATAGTTTCTGCTTTAGCTTTTTTAGCCATAATATAATATAATTAAATAGTTTATAAAAGTAATAATTACCCCCGTTGATATAACGAGGGTAAAAATTACATTTGTTGGATTATTATAATCCTTGGAATAATACAAAGTTGTTAGCAGCTTGCGTTACTAAACATCTTTCCGATAGGAAATTAACTTGCATTGCATCAAGCGTAGAAGTCATTGCTCCGCCAGCACCACCAGTTAACCATGATTTCATTCTTCTGTCGTCACCTTGAGAAGCTCTATATCTTACGTGTAAGAAAGGTCTTCTAATGTTAGTACCTAAGATTTGATCATAAACTGTAGATGTTCCAGCAGGAACTAATACACCTTCGATTGAATTAACACCAACGATAGCGCCTCTTGTAGAAGCATCGTTTAAGTATTTCCAGTCAGTCTTGTAGAAGTCATAAGAACCTCTTCTAAATCCTGAAAAACCAAGATTTAAAGCCATTTCTTCTGAATTTTCGAATAAACCAAAAGCAGTACCACCAGCAAATCCGCCAGAGATAGAAGCTAACATATCGTCAAAATCAAGAGATGTTTGTCTCTGTAAAAATAACATGTTTTCTTCGATAGCTCCTTGAGTGTCTAGGTTTTTAAGTATTGCATCAAATTCATCAAGTCCAGCAGCAGCAGTAAATCCTACTTCTACATTTCCTCTTTGTCTAATAGCAGCAAATAAACCTTGTGTACCTGGTAAATTAGCAGCGTTGTAATTAACTCCAGGCCCAGGATTAGCGTTTAACTCACCTTCAACCATTGCCATTTCTAAGTAATCTTCGAAACGTAATCTAGTTTCAGACTCAGCTTTTAAATACCAAAGGTATCCAGAAGCACCATCTTCAGTAGCAACTTCAACCCAACCAATTTGAGCCATGTCAGATCCAGTAACAACGTACTGATCTCTTATGATCACTGGTGAATTAGAAAATTGAGTGAAAGAAGGATCAATAGATATTCTAGCAGCAGAGTTTCCTGCTCCTGCTCCAATAGTTGTTCCTTTTGTGTAATCAGAACCGTATACAAACATTTTAACTCCGCCTAAAGCTCCAACACCACTTTGAGTGATTCCTTGTGCAGCAAAAGATGTAGCGCCAAACGGTTGTACAGTAACGTTACCATTTGTACCACCAGCAACACCGTCACCAGCAGTTCTAGCTAAAACAATACCTTTTGCTTCAGCTCCTGTAGCAGGATCTAAAAGAACAACAGTATCATTGACAGATATAACATTAATAGCAGTAGCACCGCCACCAATACTTACTATAGCTTGGTTATTACCACCAGCGGCAGCACCTACACCACAGTTAGTGTAAGATATATGTAATCTATTTTGTTCAGACCAAATTACTTGATCAGATGTCATTGGCATTTCAGCGCCAACCATTCTTAAGAAGCCAGATAACGTTCTGTTTCCATAACGCTCTACTTCTTGTTCGTAAATTTCAGGTAAATATTGTTGTGCAAAGTCATTTGCTCCACCGTTAAATGCTAAATAAGCAGAAGGAGATGGAGTTTGAATTGGACTTGGTACAATACCACCAAATTGTGGATTTAAACTCATAATTGTTTAATTTTTAATTGTTAAATTTTCTTGTTTTAATTTTCAGTTTTGAAGAATCAGCACCAGAAATTGCTTTAACTTTTAATCCGTTTATAAAAACCTCACCTTGTTGTGATCTAGCTTTTATAGGTGATAAGTTTTTAGACTTGTTCACCACGTCTTTAACTGCGTCAGCTTTTCCTTGCTCATAAAAATGAGTAGCGATTCTATCGACATTATCAGCAGCGTATATAGCTTTATGATAACCAGCCGCGTCATTAACATTACCATCTTTGTCTAAGAACTTCTTAACCAGGTTGTTAATATTTGATTGGTTTTCAGCAACCTTATCTACATCTTTTATATTATACTTAAATCTTTTTTCACCAACTTTGATATCGAAACCTTCGAAATCTTGATTAAAAAGTTCTTTAGTATTTTTTTGAAATACATCATGTTGTTGCTCAGCTTGTTTCTGCTGTTCATTGTAGCGGTTAAAAAAGTCCATAGCTTTTTGTTGGTCCTGAGTTACGCCGGGTCTCAACTTGATTTCGTCGTAATATTTCTTTTTCGTTTCCTCTAAAAAGTTTTTTGCTTTTGCAACCTCTTCTTTTTTAGCGAGTTTTTTCTTTTTGACGTCACGCTCTTCGTCAAGATCTGTATCAAAATGGAAGTTTTCTTCCATTATAAAATCTATTTCTTCAGAATCTAAATGTGGTTTAGATTTTTTGTAGTATTCTTTTAATAAAGTATTTTCATCAACACTTGAGTAATCAGCGTTGAGTCTTGTGTAATCCTCTATAGTTCCACCAGTTTCTTCCATAAAAGTAACTAGCTTTTCAATATTTTCAGGTAAAGCTTTGCCTAATACTTTTTCATCTCTTATAGCTTCTTTAGCTTCTTTTGTTACTTTTTTTACTTCTTCTTCAGTTACTTCTTTGATTGGAGAAAACCCTTCAACATCCTCGTTGGACTCTTGTATAGGTTCTCCCACCTCTGCGCTATTTCCGGATGGTTCTTCCACAGGTACTTCCTTTGCTTCTCCGATTTGAATGGCATCTGTTTCTTTTTTAACTGGTTCGTTAGGTATTGTAACCTTAATAACATCATTTGGTATTTCTACTAATGGTTCTTTAAGATTAACTTTTTTAATTTCTTGTTTTTTGTTACCTAATTGCTTAGGTTTTGTAGGTTTAGACTTTATTTTAAAGTCACCTTCCTGTTTAACAGGTTCATTTGTTTTTACTTCTGACATAATATAATATAATTAAATAATTAATAATTAGACGTTAGGCATCATTGCTGCCCCGTCTTGTTCTTCAAAATTTATTGGTAATAAATCATTTTGTCTTTGATCTATCATTTGACTTTGTTGCGTGCCTTCTAATTTAATACGTTTATCTTTGCGATCTTCTATTTCAGCTTCTTTTTCACTAGTAGCTTTCATGTCCATTTGTTTTAACTGCATATCAAACTTATGTTGCAATTGCATTTGTTGTTGCTTTATTTGAGCAGCAATTTGCATACGCTGTATTTCCATTTGATTATTAGCTTGTTCAAATTGTACTTTAGAACCTGATATAGCTTCTTGTTTTTGAACTTCAGACATTGCAATTTTTTCAGCAGCATCAGCTTGAGCGTTTGCTTGAGCTTGTGATTGCTGCATAGCGTTTTGTTGCTCTTCTCTACCTTTTTTCTTACGCTTAATTTTAAGCATTTGATTAGCTAACTTAAGATTTTTAATTTGTCTTATATCTATAGCATCTTCTAAATCAATACCACCTTGCTGTAAAGCAACTTGTATATTTTGCTCTAATTGTTGTTGCTCTTCTTCATCTGGTTCTAGTTCTAAGAATATACCAAAATCATGTAAGTTTAAATTACTTATCTCTGTCAACGTATTAACATTGTAATTAGATATATTATTTACTAAAGATTCAGCCGTAAGTGGAAACTGTAACGCATCTGCTATTTTTAAAGCTATATTTTCTGCTATCCTTAAAGTTACATATAAGCTAGCTTGCTTTATATGCCTAGTGGCAGTGTTTGAAGCGTTAGCAGCTATTTTTTGTAATCCTACTAACGTTTGTTTGTCTGGTGTACTACCATCTCTAGCTTCGTTAAGTCCGGTTACGTCACGTATCATTTGTAAATAATACTGATAAGTTTGTATTAAACTTTGTATTTTACCTTGACCAGAGCTAGAACTTAATTCTTGAATAGGCACTTTACCTTGATTAAAATCACCGTCTTGTGTTAACGATCTACCAACAATACTACCAGTTTGGAAGTACATGTTTAATGCTTCTGCTGGATTATAGTTTGTACCATTACCTAAATCGACCTCTGCTAAACCATCCATATCTAAATAAACACCATCTGGTACCATTTTAGACATTACTTGTTGTAGCTTTAAATGTGTTAACTGAATCATATCAGCAAAACCTATACATTTGCTTACAAGTGATTCTATACGTCCTTTGTATATTCTAGGCGCGCATATAGAATAATTCATTTCTACTTTTGTAGTATCAGCTAAAGGTCTTGACATGTTCTCTGCAAGTTCCCATTTAAGCATTGTATCAGTACCTAAAACTTTAGCGCCACTGTACAGTACTTCAATAGATCTTGATACTCTTTCAAAGCTATCATTTTCGGGTGGATTAAACGAATCATCTTTTTCTAAAGCTTTCATTAACCCTTGATCAGTTTGTTTTATTTTAAATACTTGATTAGAGTATGTTTTATAATCAAAATATAAAACCTGAACGGTGTTTTCATCATAACCACCCCAACCAGTAATATAGGATCTGTTGCCTGGAGTTTTTTGTATACGTTCTAATTCTTCCTTGCTAATGCCTGGAAACTCTTTTTTAAGTTCTGGTATTGTTATAGACTTTATCTCACCAACATAATATATATCTTCAAAATTTGGATCTTCTGTGTAAGAATAAACTAAGTAAGCAGGATCTACATAATCAACAGTAATTCCTTCGGCAGTATTAAAATTTGTTTTAGCAGCAGCGATACCGCAAACTGTTAAGTCCATATTTAATCTACGTCTAACTAAATCATACTTATTCTGCGCTAATACAGATGATATAGCTTCTTCTTCTGCTATTTCAATTGATTGCTTATAACTAAGCTGCATATGTAGTTCTAGTTCTTCTGGTGATTCAGGTAGATTAGTAGGATCTATACTTTGATATAAACTTATACCTAAACTGTCTTTTAAAGAATCAAGATATTCTCTAGCTAACATATCTTCTTGTATTTTAGAAGCGTACTCTGTTCTAGCTTTTACAGATTCAGGATCTTGAGCGTATGCTTTAATGTCATAGCTTTTAGCCGATATACCGTTTACAACTATATCAACAAATTTAGATAATATAGGTACTGGTTGCCAGTCTAAATTAAGATAAGACAAATCGCCATTTATAGACAACTCATCTTTGTATTTTTGTACGCTTTGTTCTCCACGAGCATACAGTCTCAATTGGTGAAATTGATTCCAATTAGTTAAATATCTATTACCTGTAGTTCTTCCTGAGCGAAACCACTCGTACTCAATTGCCATAGCAACTTGACTTCCATATTCAATACTTGCTTTTTCAGCATCACTCACTACTTGACTAGGGAAAGCACTATTGGTATTAGTATATATATTCATTAATTTATAATTTTTGATAAAGTTCCTTTGTTGTCGTATCTTTTTATTCCAAGATCAACTGGTTTTAATTCAATTTTATTAACAGGTAAATACCTATGTTTATTACAAGCCATTAAAGCTAAACCAGAACTAATAGAAGCATCATGTGTTGTTCTATTGTTTATATTAAATCGAGCCCAATCTTCTAAAGTTCTTTGAAAGTATACGTCTCCATAACCTGTTTCTTTTAACCCTACAAAATGCTCTATATAAGTTTCTATAGCAGAAGCGTGAGCTTGTTTTATATCTTCACTTGAATTAGGTATACCACCTATTTCTCTTTCAGTTACAGATAATTTGTTTCTTTTTTTGTCAGGCCTGTTCATAGCAAAACCTCTATAACCTCTACGTTTAAAATAATAAAGTAACCTAGGTTTGTTGTTCTCTGCTAATATTGGCATACCATAAAATACACAGGCCATAAGTACATCTTCAAAAAATATTTCAGCCGTCTGTGGACGAGCGATGTATTCTAAGAAAAAATGATTTGGCGGTACTTCTTCCATGCTAAACTTAGTTAAGCCATGTAAAGAACCGTTAGAACCTTTACCATCAACTGTGCCTGATATATCATATGGATCACAACCAAATGCTCCGCAATGTTCATTACCAGGATAATTAACTCCATTTTTTACAAATCTTTTATTTTGCAATTGTAATGGCGGCACCCATGTTATAAAAAATCTACCTTGCTTGCTTGGCGCAAATATTACTCTAGTATCTTTTTCTCCATTTTCCCATTGAAAATTACCTTGCGTAACTGACAGTGAATTTTTTAAATCTTCATTAAAATCTATTTGTTGATAAATCTTAGTTAAATTAAATAAAGACATTTTAGATTCATCTCTAAACGCGTGTTTAGTTGTGCGAGGAAATTGTCTATAAAATTCGTTTAAACCGTCTTGATCATCTTTTAGACCTTCTACTTCATTATTCCAGTATTCAATAACCCCGATTTTGATTGGCGTTCCATGAGGTCCATACACTTTTTTTGATGGGGTTTCGAAGACAGGGTAGCCATAAGAATCAATGTATCCCTCGT